GACGCAGAAGTAAATCTTCTCGCGCCCGGGGCCGGCCGGCACGGCGTAGGCCCAACCGCGGCGCAGGAGGTCGCGCATCAGGTCGAGGACGACCAGGCGCTCGATCTCTTTCATGACCGCCGGGAATGTGCTGGAGCCGTTCATCGCTTATCCACTACCACAACAGACGGAATATAGTAAGATTCTGTGTCGGCCAGCTACCGACCGCGCCGGGACGTGCCCGGGCTCACCAGGCATTATTTCTTGACGACTTCGACCGACAGCGCACCCATCAAAGTTCCGCTATCGATCAAGGGTGTTTCGCTCAAACCGCTGGCTGAAGACCCGGGGTGAGTCTTCGCCCACTTCGACTTGCGGGCATCTCGCTTGGCCTCTGTCGTCTGCCCCTTGCGGCGGTTGATCGTCTGCTCGCTGAGCGGCGGCGAGATCCCGGCCTTCATGCGGTCGATCACGGCGGTGCGGTACTCCTCCCCGATCTTGCGCAGCTCCCCCCGGGCGCTGCCGCCGGCAAGCACTCTCTGGCAAGCGTCCTTGAGCTCGCCTTTCCACTTCTCCGGCGCGTTGTCGTAGATCGGCCGGATGAACGGCCGGCCCGGGGGCTTGTCCGACGGCTCGGAGAACTCATGCACCGCCGCGATCTCGGCGTTGGTCAGGTCGCCGCCCTCGTCGTGCTTCTCCGCGGCCTTGTCCCCTTGTATGCCGACCTTCACGACCAGGTCGTGCATCTCGTCGCACTTCTTGCGGAGCTTGTCCCAGCCCTTTTGGCTCCAGAAGACGCCGCCGCTCACTGGTTCCCCGTCGACGCGGGATCGTTCGGGTCGTACGCCTGCCCGTCGAACTGGCGCGACAGCGGATTGTCGAACTGGCGCACGCCAAACGGCGGCTGCACAGCGTCGGCGTTCTGCGCAAGACCGTTCTTCTCGGCTTGGCTCTGGCCGCCGAAGGCCGGCGCGGCGAGCTGCGACGCTTCGGCTCGGAGCCTCGAGGCCATGCCGCGGAACTCCTGGGCGCGGTTGCCGTTGCTGACGGAGATCTCGCCAACGGTCGTGTCCGCCTTGCGCGCGTACTTAGCCCCGAGCGCGTCGCAGCACAGCGCCGCGGCAAGCCGCGCGTTGGGCTTCTCAACGAGGGACCAGGTCACCTCGGCGTCCGTCAGGAGCAGGTTGGTGTTGTCCGTATCGCCACAGTAGAAGCGAACGGTGTCAGCGTTGGTTCCGTTGGGTGCGCCGCCGTAGGTCATACGCCTACGATGCCACAGGTCCGAGGGTGTTGGCTACCTTTCCCATGACACCTTGTCGTGCCTCTTCGCATGTGCATCCCGGGTACTCGCACGGGCGGCCGTAGGGATACGCGCGGCACAGATTAGGCCGGGTGTCGTAGATCCCGCAATCCCCGGACGGAAGCTGATGCCTGCAACGGTAGTACCAGACCGGCGGATCACAGGGGATCCCGCTCGGCGACATGGCCAGCGCGCCGAGCGGGATCACCATGTCCGCGATCGTCTCGATCTCAAAGATCGGACGGTGCCCGAACAGGTCCCGATCAAACGGCGAGAGCCCGTTCTCGACGGCGATCCTGTTGGCCGCGATCTCCCCCGGAGAGAGACCCCCCAAACAGAAACACCGGCAGCATTGGCCGGAGCAACGATCTCCCATGACGCGCTACGGCGCGAGCAACGCTTTCGCGATGTCCGCCTTCGATTCATCCCCGTTGATCTTGAGCCCGACCTTCTGCGCGAGCTTGTTGAGCTCGTTGCGGCTCTTCGCCGCCAGCGCCTCCACCAGCTTCGGGTCGATGGGCTTGCCCGGCTTCACGGCGTCCATCTCGCGCTCACTCGGATCCACGGTTACGGGCTGCTTGCCCTCGCCCGGGCCCATGTCGGCGGGACCTGCCTTCGGGAACGGGGAACCCCCGCCACGCCTTTCCTCGAGAGCGCGCACGGCGTCGGCATCGGTGGAAGGTTGCGGCGGGACGTAGGCCCCGCGCATGCTCAGGTCAACGGGCTTGCCGTCGATCCGGCTGAAGTGCCCGCGCTTGGCCCAAGGTCCAGGATTCGGCCAAGACTCTATGACGCCGGGCGGGATCTCATCGCCGGGCTGGAGCTGGACATAGACGCCGTCGGGGCGCTTGACCTTCATGGAGACGTTGGCGCGGTACGTGGACTTCTCGGGCATGTTCTTCCCCTTGGATCGGGTGAAGCTGCACCGTACTGCGGCAGCGGTTGCCCGGTCAAGGGCAAGGGTGTATAACAAGGGGGTCGACACCCGGCTCGCTACCGGGTGAACGGCCGGCGCTCTGAGGAGGTGCATCGCCCTTGCTCAGAGCCCGGTCGGTCGACAGAAAGCGATGCGTCATGACCTGCGGCATTTACCGGATTCGAAACCTGATCAACGGCAAGGTCTACGTCGGGAGCTCGCAAAACATCGAGCAGCGGTGGAGGCAGCACAGGCGAGCGCTGCAAAAGCACCGACATCACTGCCGTCATCTACAACGCGCGTGGAGGAGATACGGGTCGGAGGCTTTCGCCTTCGAAGTCCTCAAGAAGTCGGAGATCGCGGACCTTGTACGTCACGAACAAGAGGTACTAGACGAAACGCCTGCGAAACTTCGGTACAACGAGGGGCCTTGCGTCTGGCCCCCTATGCGTGGGCGCGTACATACCAACCGTACGAAAGAGAAACTCCGACAAAAAGCGCTGGATCAGATGAGCGACCCGGCGGCCAGAGAATATCTATCAACCCTGCAAAAAGAAAGGGGCTTGCACCCGGACAAGGTAGCCCGTCGCCGCCTTCGGGAGGAGGCGCGCCAAGTGGCTATCGCCGAAAGAGCCGCCGCAAAATCTCAACGGGCTGCCGAACAGATGAGGGCTATATGGTCGGACAAAGAATCGCGAAAACGTCGATGTGCCTCTCTTCGTCGAGCCGCCAAGTGCGCTTACGCCACGGCTAAACGATCCGCAACTATGAAACGTGTGTGGTCTGACCCGATCAAAAAGCGCTTCATCACAGAGCGCATCATAGCCGCGTGCAACACGGACGAGTCCCGGGCACGCCGATCCGCAGCGGCTTTCGCGCGTTGGCGTAGACCGGGGCACCGAGAGAAGGTTCAAAAGGCGTGGGAGAAGAAGCACGCCCTCGCTGCCGAAGGCGTGCCACTTTTCCGCAAGACCTAGCTGGAGTGCACGCTCAGGAGCAGCGCGCCGAGACTGGCCGCGACCTGCTTCTGGTCGAAGGCCATTTCCCCTTCGCAGCGTTCCGCAGCAAGCCAAGGCATGCGGAAGCGCAGCACTCTCATTGCGCCTCCCGTACGCCCTTGCCACATGAACGTATACCCGCAGCTCGGGGTCATGAGACCAGGCCGCGCCGGAGCGTAGCAACAGAGCACGTGCTTTTCGAAGAGCCAACCGAGCGAGTCGGTCTGGCCTTCGTTCGCCGTGTTGATGACCGCGCCGCCGATCAGGACTTCGTCGATACCCAGGACCGACGCGAGCAAGCCGCTCGTGACGATCGCGGTCTGAGTATACTTAATCCTTTCAAGGAAGTCCGGGTGATCCTGGAGCACGTCCCAAGTGTCATCGCCCATGATGATCTTGTTGCCACGGAACCCGTTCTTCGCCTTGATGCTGCGGAGCTGGGTACGGATGTCCGTGATCGGGGTCGAGCCTGACACGTCCCACAAGGTCGTCGGGGTGACGTTCGAGCCGGTGCTCGTGCCGGTCCAACCGGCGCCGGTGACGAAATACTTCGCGGCCCACTGGACTTCCTTGGTCAAGATCAGGTCGCGGGTCACGAACTCGGTCGCGTCGCGGTCGACGTCGATCGGGCCGTCGGCGTTGGCGCGGGTATCGTCGTCCACGTCACGATGGATCGCCCAGACGTCCGCGAAGTACGTCGGGGTGTTGTCGATCGTGTAGCCGCTGCCAGCGCTCTCGCTCGCCGGGCCGCGCTTGCGGGCCTTCGAACGGAACCAATTGCCTTTGTCGTAAGTGAAGTACCTGTCGCTCTGCTTGTTCACCATGACCGGCGGGAAAGCCTTGTCCGCGATGAACTCGGACTGGTCTTGGAGGTACGCGATGCTGACGTTGGTCAACGGCGCGTTCACATGCACATCAGATGGGGTAGGCTGCATTTCTTCTTCTCCTGAAAGCCGCCGCAGCGGCGAGTTTTGAGAACCTGTCCGCTACGCGATCTTGTCAACGCCGCCCACGATGTAGGCGGTCACTTCGTCACCTGAATCGCCGGCCTCGAGCGCAATCGCGCCGACGTAGTTTCCCGACGTCGCCGTGATCGCATGGCCGGTG